GCATGTAACTATGCGATTCCTCCTGACCTGCGTGCGTTCGCAAAAGAGGAAGCAAAGGCGGAGTACGTTGGATCCCTCAAGGAGGGTGAGAAGCTAAGCAAATCCGTGTATTCAAGCATCCTGACAAAGTCTAAAGAACTCATTCTGGAGAAACTACGCGCAGAACCCGATCGGTATCTATCCCAAGAAGCACTGAAACAGTTCAGTCCGAAGATGTTGGAAATCCTCAAAAGCATCAACGAAGACAAGTGGAAGAATCAGTTCCTGTATTCGCAGTATCAATCGCTCGAAGGTCTTGGATTAATGAGCGCGATTCTGGATCACAGTGGATGGCAGCGATTCCGGATTAAAAAGGGAGACACGGGTCAGTGGACCGTGGATGGTGAAATGAACCCCGAGAAACCTGCGTACGCAATGTTCGTTGGAGGAACGGGTGAGAACGATGTGGAGCGTGAACTGCTTCGTCAGATTTTCAACGGTCGCTATGAACCTGGATTTCCTCCGTCCCTGAAAGATGCTGTGGAGTCTCTTCCCAAGAAACTCTTGTGTCTCTTCATGGCATCCTCGGCGGGAGCAGAAGGTATCACGCTTCTGAACGTCCGCCACGTTCACATCATGGAACCCCACTGGAATCCTGCTCGTCACGAACAGGTCATTGGACGTGCCGTTCGTATCTGCTCTCACGCAAGATTACCGATGGAAGAACGTACGGTACGCGTGAGTTTCTATGTGAGTGTCTTTACCGATACACAGGCAAAGTCCACCGAGGAAGCGAGTAACGTCGTTGCGGTTCGTCGTACCGATATGGTGATGAAGCAATATGAGAAGGACCCTGTGGAAACCTTCATGTCCACAGACGAGTATCTCTATGAGATTTCCTACGAGAAGGAAGTGGTGAACAAACGGATTTCCAACATTCTGAAACAATCTGCCGTCGACTGCGAAGTCCATCGGAAACTTCATAGTCGCGACCAACCTGTTACCTCCTGTATGCGCTTTGATAGCACATCTACGAACGAAGACCTTGCATTCAAACCGAGTATCGGAACGGAAGATACAGACGAAACCGTGCGCAGGAACACGGTGAAACGTCATCGTCGTCTTCAGAAGGTCTCTGTGAAAGGAATCGTCTTCTACTTTGACCCCACAACGGGCGACCTATTTGATAACCAAGCGTTTGAGGATAACAATCGCTTATTACGAGTCGGTGTTCGTACGGCACCAACCCAAATCAAGTGGATTCTTGTTTAAACCTCCAGGACATCCTCCAGCCAATTATCACACACCGCAGACCAAGTCTTGAATGTATACTTCTCTGCTGCCGTCTTCATCTCTGCGAGGTTCGCGACAGTGACCTCCATAGCAGAGCAGAGATCATCCGGAGAAAACATCGGAGACCAACTACCCATTGGCATACTTCCGGCGAAATAGGTATCAAACTTCTTTGGAACAATGGTTGCTACCGTCTCATCGAGAAACGTGCGGTAACTTCCAACATCCGTGACAATCTGAGGCGCACCTGTATAGAGGTGCTCCAACTGACAGAGACCAAATCCCTCGCCGTCGGACGTGTTGATACCGATGTCGGATGCGGCGTACAACTGGTTAATTCCTTCGTCTGAAATCATATTCTGCGACGTGTCCACGAGAACGAGACGAGTAAACATGAGTTCAGAAAGACCCTGAAGTTCAAGTTCACGCAGGAAGATTCGCTGGACATCGTAATACGCTCCTGACTGTGGGTTCACTCCAGTGACAAGGACGAGATAGGCGTTCTCATTCTTCTTGAGATAGCGAACGAATCCCTGGATAGTCAGATCCAGGCGCTTGCGCTGACTGTTGCGATTCGCGTTGAGGAACACCGTAGCATTGGCGGGGATGTTCGTTGACTTGCGTACTGCGATACGGGCGTCTGCTGGGAGTTTGTGGAACACACTCGCATCGACTGCATGTTCGAGAACACGAAGATCGGAGAACGATCCGTACTTGGTCAGACGCTCACGCCAGATGTCGGTGAAACAGTACACACGATCCGCGTGCGTGCGAATGCTTTCAACCAGGGGTTGGGGAATTCCCTCGTAGACCTGATCCAGATACACCCAGAGTCTGTACTGGGCAGTATTCCTGTCATGCTTCATTGCCTCAATGAACTTGTTCACAATAAGAGGATCGTTATAGATCATCACGACATCTGGGTTCACCATGTCCAGGTATTCGTTGATCTTGTTGAATCCGAATCCCTCCTCCTTTGGATCCTCGTTTGCCGCCGCATCGTACTGAATGATTCCAGACGGGAGTTTGCGCATTCCACCTGCGCTCGGATGGCGCTGAAATCCAAAGTGGAAGGTCTTGACGCGAGGGGCGAGAGTTGCCAGTTGCTTGAGAAGATTGTATGCGACCTTCGAGTAACCAATCGTCTGATCAGTGTGCGTACTCACGAGGACAAACCGCATTTGTATACAATAGAACCCTCGCCTATAAATAACATGTCTCCCATAAAACAATGCAGGTGAATTCCGCACAGGATTATCTTACGATGCGCAAGCGTCAGATCGTCGCCTCCACGTTTTACAGCACTCCACCTCCCCAGGAACGGAAGTCTAACTCAGACTATCTATCCACGGTTGCGAATAGTGCGACAACACGCCAGCGGTTTATTACCCCCACTGCGTCTGCTTGGGGGACTGTTCCAGGAACTGCGAGGTATACCAACTTTTGCACCACCTGTGAGGCATCCAGTGGTGCTCCGGGTACATTTACGGTTGTGAATGCCAAGGACACGCACAAGACTCGTCTTCTGCCTCTTAGCATCCACGCAGGAATTGTTGGTTAAGAGTATGGAGTCTCCCATCCCGGTTTGTGTCCAGTGCATCTTAGGATTAACCGGTCTTGCAATTTATATACGCTTTCTCGCTTTGATAGAAGAAAATAGTTAAGACAGTAATACAAATGCCCGGTGGTTTGATTCAACTGGTTGGCGTGGGCGCTCAAAATGAATTAGTCAATGGAAATCCTTCCATGACTCATTTTCGGGCAGTATATCGGCGTCATACGAACTTTGCCATGGAATCCATTCGTATGTCCTTCACGAGTTCAAATCTAGAGTTTTCCACAACACAGACAAGGACACTGTCTTGTCGCGTGGATCGTTTTGCGCAACTTCTTCACGATACGTATCTGATTCTTACTCTACCAGACATCTGGTCACCCCTCAAAGTTGTTGGTGCTGGCAACCTTCCTCCTGGATACCAGACCACGGAAGGTGCCAATGCTCTTGGATACGAGTTTCAGTGGATTGAAAACATCGGGTACAACATGATTGATCACGTGGATCTGGTGATGAACGGTCAGACGATTCAGCGCCTACGCGGTGAGTGGTTGAAGATGTACTCGTATATGACACACGACCGCAACAAGCGCGTGATTGTGGACCAGATGGTGGGAAATGTCCCCGCGATTTATGATCCTGCCAATGCCTACGATCGCCAGGGACAGTACCCCAACGCAGTGACGGGTTCGGCCATTCCTGCCACAGGACCACTCACGTCTGTTCCTGAACCGAGCATTCGTAGTCGTCAACTCGTTGTGCCTCTGCATTTCTGGTTCTGCGAGAACCCGGGTCAAGTTCTTCCACTTGTCGCACTTCAGAACTCAGAAGTCTACATCAATGTGACTCTGCGACCACTCAATGATCTTTACACAGTGATTGATGTGAATCGCACCAACACCGCTACCTACGGAACTCGCATCAAACCTACCGGAGACGACAATACAAAGATTGGACTTTTCCTTTCTCCTCCCAATGTAGATGGAACCCCGAGCAATCCCGGACTGTCTACCTTCTTTCCTGATCCGTACATTGAGGGCAATTTCATCTACCTTACCGAAATGGAACTCAATCAGATTGCTCGGGCAGACACAACGACGTTGGTAAAGACCGTACGATACGTGAACAAGGAGGGTCAGTTTGGAGCAAACAGTGACCTGGACATTCCACTGTTCAATTTAGTTACGCGAATCGTCTTTGCGTCTCAGCGGTCCGACCGCATTGATGTAAACGATTGGGACAATTATACGAACTGGGAGAATCGTTCGGTTGCGCCTTATGATGAAATGACGACTGCGTATCAGACCAATCTGTACACGTCAGGGCAGCAACAGGTGAGTTCTGTGTTTCCCCGAGACACGATCGCAGATGCTGTTCTGCTTCTGGACGGAAAGGAGCGATTCCAAACCAAACCAGTCTCGTATTTCTCGCTCCTTCAGATGTATCGTCATACCACAGGAATCATCCCTGAACTTCCGGGTATCTACATGTATTCCTTTGCTCTGGACCACGATCAGTATCAACCTTCGGGTGCATTGAACGGAAGTGCCTTTAACAAGGCAACTCTGCGACTCAACCTACAGCAACCTCTTCCTGAAGCAATGGCATCCTCCAACACCTCTGTGGTGTGCGTACTTCG